AGAGGAATTGAGACCATACGAGAAAAAGTACAAGGTTTTGCCTCAACTGCCTCATTTAAACCTTTAAAGGTAATCATATTAGATGAGGCAGATTTCATTACAATTCAAGGACAAGCCGCTTTACGAAATGTAATTGAAACTTATTCTATGAGTACTCGTTTTATTTTAACTTGTAACTTTATAGAACGAATTATTGATCCACTACAATCTAGATGTCAAGTATTAAAAATTGTACCTCCATCTAAAGGTGAGGTTGCAAAACATGTTGTTACTGTTTTAGAAAAAGAGAACACTGAATATGATTTAGATTCAATTAAAACTGTAGTAAACCAGTTTTATCCTGATCTAAGAAAAATTTTGAATACATGTCAATTATCAACACATAGTGGTAAATTAACACTAGATAAGTCAGTATTAATTGCTTCTAATTATATTGATAAAGTAATATCTGAACTTATTAAACCTACTCTTACATCTTGGAAAACAATAAAACAAATTATTGCTGATTCAAATATAAGTGAGTATGATGAATTGTTTAGATCATTATATGATAGAATAGAGGAGTATAGTAAAGGAAATGATGGTGAATTAATTATCTTAATTTCAGAGTCACAATATCAATCTAATTTTAGAATTGATAAAGAGATAAACATTATGGCTTGTATATCTCAAATATTAAAGGTTATATTAAAGAAAAAGGTTATATAGAGTGAAGTTTACAAAGTATCTATTGTCTTGGATATCTCAAAATTTAGCAGTTCCATTTTGGATGATAGGTCATGTTCATTTAACAATGAACATTTATGAAGACATATACGAGATAATAGCTTCATTTGGAATGAATATTATAGTAGCAATAGGATTTTATATAGATTGGTTAAGACATAAAAAAGAAAACAATGAATAAACAGCAAGTACCTCAAGCACAAATTGACTTGACAACAACTACCCCAATTACCTCACCTGATGGTAATTCAGTATTCCAAGAAGGAGTAATTTTAAGAAAAGTATCTCGTTTCATTACAGGACAAGCAGAAGATGGTGTTATTCCAATCCCATGTTTTTTTGATATTAAGACAGGAAAAATTATGTCTAATTTCTTACCTAAAGAATTAAGAGCAGAATACGCTGAATTAAACAAAACACAAGACTAATGACACCTTGGGATTTTATAAAAAATCTTACTGTAAATAAAACAAAGTGGGATTCATATACTGAGAATGAAAAAAATGATTTTAACTCATATATGGCTCATAAAGTATTAAGTATGGATGAGAAGTATATTGAATTAACAAACTTAGTTCAAAAGCTACCTCCAGCTGAAAAGAAACAAATATATAATGTTTACTTAAATATTTTACCTACTAAACCATTATATAGTAAGTATATAAAATCCACCATTAAGTCTTATTCACCTGAACTATTAACTCATATAGCTTTTTATTTTGAATGTTCAAAAAAGGAAGCTAGTGAATATATTAAAATATTACCTAAACAGGAAATGGAAAATATATTCAGTGAGTTAGGTTTAGATGAAAAATTAAAAAAAACATTAATTAAAGAAATAAAATAATGTCAGGTCCAATTAAAAAATATAATAACAGAGAAATCAATTTTCATAAAGAAATGTCAGAACCAGTAGCATCTTACAACACTAAAGTGAAAGATCACTCTAAAGAAGCAGCTCAAATTAATACTAAACTAATTGACTATCCTAAAATGCCAGAAGCAATTCAAATATTAAAAAAAGAATATCCTACTATTGCTGATGGTTATGAACAAATAATTTTAGAACAATATGAATTATTTGCTAAAAAACATTTAGACTATGGTATGTCAAATATTTCAGCTGGTACTCAATTATCAAATACTGATGAAATAGAATTTGCATTAACTGGTTTATGGTATAGACTAAATGATAAAGTTAATCGTTGGAAAAATATGATTATCAATAAACGTAAGGTAAATAATGAACCTTTAATTGATACATATCAGGATATTACTAACTATGGAATTATAGCTCAGTTAGTAGAACGTGGTCTTTGGAAGAAATAATGGCTAAGAAATTACCTAAAATAGTTAAAGAAATTAGGAAGTATAAACCTAGAGATACTGATTATAGATTTGAAAAAACTATATCGTATAGTCAAATGTCTATGTTTAGATCTTGTAATCACAAATGGCAATTACAATATAAAGAAGGTAATTACTTATATCAACCTTCAATCCATTTTATATTTGGAACTGCAATGCATGAAACAGTACAACAATACCTTACTGTAATGTATGAGGAAAGTGATATAGCATCAGATGCTTTAGATTTAAATGATATATTTGAAACTAAACTAAGAGATTTATATGCTGATGAATATAAGAAAAATACTAAGACACACTTTAGTAGTGCTGAAGAGTTAAGAGAATTTTATGAAGATGGATTAAATATAATATCTTACTTAAAGAAGAACAAGAAAAAATATTTCAGTAAACGTGGTTGGTACTTAGTAGGTTGTGAAGTACCCATCGTATTAAATCCAAATAAACTGTATAAAACTGTGTTATATAAAGGGTATTTAGACCTTGTATTATATCACGAGCCAACAAATACATTCACTATAATCGACTTTAAAACGTCTACTAGAGGATGGAATGACGCAGCTAAAAAGGATGAAGATAAACAATTTCAATTAATACTTTATAAACAATTTTTTGCTGAACAGTTTAATGTTCCTGTAGATTCAATTGATATTAATTTTGTTATATTGAAACGCAAAATATATGAGAACGCTGAATATGCTCAACGCTACATTCAAGAATTTAAACCTGCAAGTGGTAAAGTTAAAATAAATAAAGCATTAGAAGCTATAAATGATTTTATAACTAGTTGTTTTAATTTAGATGGGACATATAAAGAAAAATCACATACTCCTAATCCAAGCGCGTTTAACTGTAAATATTGCCCATACTCATCAAACAAGTTATGTGCTTTTGCACTCTCTTAAATTAAGTATATATTTATAATAAAATATCAATATATACAACATTATGGAAAAAAAAGATATGACACTTACAAGTGTCAAAATACAAAGTGAATTATTCGAAGATTTTAGAGTAGAATGTGTTAAACGTAAATTTTCATTTCAAAAACTAGCAGATAGATCAATCCATCTATACTTAACAAATGAAGAGTTTCGTAAAATGATACACAGTCATACAGGCTTAAGTTTGGAAAAATAAAAAATAGTTATTATAATAAATTAAAACAGTTATATGAATTCAAGTTTCGCTTATTTGCCTCCTGAGAAGAGGAAGAAAATTCTCCTAATATGTGATGATATTAGAGTCCATTCAGGAATTGCTACTGTCGCTCGAGAAGTAGTTTTACACACCGCACAACATTTTAATTGGGTTAATATTGGAGGAGCTATCCAACATCCTGATGCAGGTAAACGTTTTGATTTATCTCAGGATACAAATGTAAATTCAGGTTTAAAAGATTCATCTGTAATCTTATATCCAGTAAATGGCTATGGAGATCCAACATTATTAAGATCTTTAATCCAAATTGAAAAACCAGATGCTATTTTTATTATTACTGACCCAAGATATTTTATTTGGTTATTCCAAATGGAAGGTGAGTTACGTAAAAAATTACCTATTATTTATTTAAATATTTGGGATGATTACCCAGCTCCACTTTATAATAAAGCATTTTATGAAGCTTGTGATGCGTTATTAGGTATTTCAAAACAAACAGTTAATATTAATAAATTAGTATTAGGTGATAAAGCAAAAAACAAAATCATTAAATATGTTCCTCATGGTTTGAATCATGAAATGATGTTTCCAATTGATGAAAAACATGATCAATATAAAGACATGATTGAATTCAAGAAACAAGTATTTGGAGGAAAAGATTATGAATTTGTAGTTTTCTTTAACTCTAGAAACATTCGTAGAAAACAAATTCCAGATACAATGTTAGCCTATAAATACTTTATAGATCAATTACCAGAAGAAAAAGCTAAAAAATGTGCTTTCTTATTACATACTCAAATAGTAGATGATAATGGTACTGATTTAGAAGCAGTTAGAGAGTTATTATTAAATGATGATAAGTATAATGTTATATTTTCTCAAAATCGTTTAGGATCTCAACAAATAAATTGGTTATATAATTTATCTGATGTTCAAATTCAATTAACATCAAATGAAGGATGGGGATTAAGTTTAACTGAAGCATTATTAGTAGGAAATCCAATTATTGCTAACGTAACAGGTGGAATGCAAGACCAAATGCGTTTTGTTAAAGATGGCAAATGGATGGAATTAGACGCTGATTTTCCTTCAAATCATAATGGCACAATTAAAGAATGTGGAGAATGGGCATTTCCAGTATTTCCAACTAATAGATCATTAGTAGGTTCACCTTTAACTCCTTATATTTGGGATGACAGGTGTACGTCAGAAGATGCAGCTGAACAATTAATGAATGTTTATTCTTTAAGTAAAGAAGAAAGAAAAGCTAGAGGAGCAAAAGGTAGAGAATGGGCATTAAGTGATGAGTCAGGATTTACATCTGAAAAAATGGGTGAAAATATTATTGAAACATTAGATGAATTATTTGCTACTTGGAAACCAAGAGAAAAATATGAGTTTATTAATTTAAATAAAGTAAAAGACAGAGTTATTAACCACAAATTATTATATTAATTGTTATGAGCAAACCATTATTTATTATATCATCACCATTTGATACATTTTCAGGTTACGGAGCTAGAGCTCGTGATTTAATTAAAGCAATTATTGAATTAGATAGATATGAAGTAAAATTAATTCCTCAACGTTGGGGAGAAACACCTTGGGGATTCATGGATGAAAATCCTGAATGGGCATTTTTAAGAGAACATACATTATCAACTCCTCAATTACCTAAACAACCTGAAATTTGGATGCAAATTACAGTTCCAAATGAATTCCAACCAGTAGGAAAATATAATATTGGAGTAACAGCAGGAATTGAAACAACAGCTTGTTCTCATGAATTTTTAGAAGGTGTTAATAGAATGGATTTAACTTTAGTTTCATCTAATCATGCTAAAAAAGTATTCACTGATACTAAATTTGAAAAAGTTAATTCTCAAACACAACAAAAAGAAGGAACAATTGAATTAATTAAACCAGTTGAAGTATTATTTGAAGGAGCTAATATTGACATTTATAAAGTATTAGATAAAGTAGATACTAAACAATCATTCTTAAAAAATATAAATGATATACCAGAATCATTTGCTTACTTATTTGTAGGTCATTGGATGCAAGGTGATATAGGTGAAGATAGAAAAAATGTAAGTTTATTAGTTAAAGCGTTTTATGAAATATTTAAAAACAAAGCTAAAGTACCTGCATTAATTTTAAAAACATCTATGGTAGGTTCATCTTATGTTGATAGAGAAGAAATAGCTAAACGAGTAAAAATGATTCGTAAAACAGTTAAAGCTAATAATTTACCTAATGTTTATTTATTACATGGTGAATTTACAGATGAGGAAATGAATACATTATATAATCATCCAAAAGTAAAAGCAATGGTTAATTTAACTAAAGGTGAAGGTTTTGGAAGACCATTACTTGAATTTAGTTTAGTTAAAAAACCTATTATCACTACTAATTGGAGTGGACAAATAGATTTCTTAAGTAATGAATTTACTACTTTATTACCAGGCCAATTAACACCTGTACATCCAAGCGCACAAAATACAATGTTATTAAAAGACACATCATGGTTTTCTGTAGATCAAGGACAAATAGGTCATTATATGAAAGATATATTTGAAAATTATAAAAAATATATTGATGGTGCTAATCGTCAAGCTTATAAATCTAAAACAGAATTTAGTTGGAGTAAAATGAAGGATAAAATAGATGAATTATTTATTAAAAATATTCCTGAATTTCCTAAAGAAGTAGCTTTAAAATTACCTCAACTTAAAAAAATTGAATTACCTAAATTAACTAAAATAAATGGATAACTTAACAATATGTAAACATTGCGGAAGTGATGCTTGTTATACTCAAGAAGTAACTCCTGAAATAACAAATCAATTTTGTTACGGGTGTGGTTTTCAAACTAACACACTAATGAAAGAAGGTGAAGAGTTCTTTGAACAACAAAAAGAATTACTTCCTGAATTATATAAAGACCTAATTCATAAAGATAAAGAAGGACAAATGTGGATGCCTAGTATGATTAATGTTCCTGATAAAGGAATGGTATTTGCAAATGGAACTGATTTCAATGATTGGAAATGGGCAGCAGTTAAAGCAGTAGTAGTAACTGAAGAAGAAAAACATAAATATCCTATTAAAGGAAAAAAAGATCAATATTATGAATTTAGAATGGATATGACTACTATGAGATCATTTTTTGAAAAAGATTTTATGGACGCTTTATCTTACATAGGAGTTTTACCTGAATAATATGAAAATAAGTTACGCAATTTTAACTCACAATGAAGGCCAGTATATTGAAACTCTCCTTTCATTTTTAACAACTCATAAACGTTCTGAAGATGAGATTGTAGTTGTAGATGATTTTTCTACTGATTTAGAAACAATAGAAATTCTTAAAAAATATAACCATCAAATTAAACTTGATTATAGAACATTCGATGGAGACCATACTCAAAAAAATCATTTAAACAGTATTTGTACTGGTGATTATATTCTACAACTTGACGCTGATGAGTTAGTTAAATCTGATTTTATTGAAATGTTACCTCAACTGTTAGAAGATAATAATGAAATTGATTTATTTATTATGCCTCGAATTAACACAGTTGAAGGTTTAACACCTGAATATATCGCAAAATGGAGATGGAATGTAAATGAAAAAGGTTGGGTTAACTTCCCAGATCATCAAATGCGTTTATATCGTAATTGCAATTGGGTAGAATGGGATGGTTTACTTCATAGTAAAATTAAAGGACATAAAACATTTGTTTTTTTACCTGTTGATGAATTATTTTGTATTTTACATCCTAAACAATTAGAGCGTCAAGTTGCTCAAAATGATTTATATGATAAAATTGAACAAACAGGAAGAATAAAATATAAAGTATAATCAATGAATAAAATAAAGTTTTGTATAAGTTCTCATAAAAATTATTATGATTTAACTTATCCTAAGTTGATACCAAATATGTTAGAAAATGGAATACCACCTGATGATATTTATTTTTTTATAGGAGGATATAATTCATATAATAAATTAGAAGATAATAATAATATTAATGTTTTTACAGTAGACCATAATTCAATAGATTTTACGGGTTTAGTATCAGTGATAGATTTAAATTTAAAATCTGATTATTGGTTTTTATTACATGATACTAGTTATATAGGTTCTAATTTTTACTCTTATTTATTAAATTTTGATTATAATAATGAATTAGCTATTCCTTTAACTAATGAATCATCTATGAATATAGGATTATATCATCAACTTTATTTAGATCAAA